GTGACCATCATGAGGGTTGTATATGCTATTGTTGAAATATACGTTATAAGAATTACTTGTGCCAGTGGTTGGTGTAAAATATTTTGCAATTCTGGGAATTACTGAACTACTTGTAATAGATGGATCAGTGGCATCGATGGCACTCAAAAGTTTTGAATGCCTTAAAACTACATCAAATTTAATAAGTTCAGAAGTATTGAAATCCGTAATTGTTTTGGTAACTTCAGTAATTAAAGTGTCTTTCGTTTTTACTGTTAAGTTTGAATTGAATTTAAAATCTGCTGTAAGGAAAATATAAAGAAAATCTGGATCAACAATAACTGGAGTAATTGAAGCAACTGTAAATTTTCTAAGGCCGGAAACTAGATTCGTCTTTTCTGCATTGGTTAGGTTAGTACCCAGATTATTCCTAACAGAAATAAATACCTTTCCATATTCTGCCGTAGGAACAACTCCAAGACTAGAATCAAAAGAACCATTCTCTCCACCAAATACTTGAACGGCTGTAGCATTAGGATATAATTTTTGCACAAACACCTTATAATCATCTTCCGTAACACACCTACCTTGAGATGCATAATCTAGGGGCGCAGATAATTTTATAGATTGAATACTTTCTGCTGGAGAACCACCAGATGCTGCAGCAACGGTTGTAGTGGTAACATTAACAACAGTATCGATTGCTCCAGAATTAGTAAACGCAATTGCACCATTACCTTCAGCAATATTAGTAACAACATATTTCAGTATGATTATATTACCATCATTGACTTTCTTACTGATAACTCCATCACCAAAATATACTTGAAAATTTCCATCCTCAACCTCTTGTAGAAAATACACTGCACTGGAGCCAGTAAGCTGTGTAATGTCAGTAGCCTTAGTGTAAGTGACTGTAGTAGAATCTGATTCAGAATTTTGAACTTGAACTGTGAGGGTGGTTGTATCTGCTTTGTTACTGTTCAACATAAATCTTTGATTAACATTTGTACTGTCAACCGTGTACCTAGTTGTAATGTAAGTTCCTTCGTAAATTGGAATATCATTAAAAAATATACCGTTGCCCAATTGTGGAGATGTAAAGGCAGACGTAGTAACAAACTGATATGCTACGTTGTCGATGGTTGTAGTGAATACTTGCCCAGCATTCATTGTGGCACTTGGTAGAGTTATATCATTTAAAGTTACATTGACCTTTGCCATTGGAGCTCTAACGGATCGTATTTCATATCCCAAAGTTTTTGCATGAGATACTACACTGGATCGCAACACTGCACTGTCGATGAACATTTCATTTGCAAGCATGTTTGCATGAAATCCAAGGTAATGAGTATTGTAAGCAAGCACATCTAGTAGTGTATTAATACCTGATCCTTCAAAATCATAATCAAGAAACTGGTCTTGATTTTTCATGAAAGTCTTCATATTGTCTTTTATTGTATCAAAGTCTAAACCTGATATCTCTAATTTTCGGTTGTCGGCCATTATCGTAATACCTCCAATAGCACATTAAGTTCTACAAGTTCTGCCGCTGCATTAACCACTACAAACTTTACAGACATATCATACGCATTACGATCTAAATCTGGTTCCACCTCAACACTAAAAACTTTAGCTCTTGGCTCGTATGATACAAGAACATCCTCGGCAGCTTGTGCAATTGCGATTGAAGTTGCAGGCGTCATGTTTTCAAACAACAACGACCTTACGCCACAACCAATTTCTGGATGGAATGGCTTCTCATAAAAATTTGTTAATATCAAATTTCGCACTGAACGTTTAACAGCAGTAATGTTGGTTAATACATTTACATCCCTGTCTCTTGATCGTTTCGTAAAAAACAAATCCAAGTCTTTATACTGCCGCACCTGTAGCGGGGAACTATTTTGTCTTTCCGAATCTGAAAAAGCAGAAAAGTCTCTGAAACTTGATGTTTTCTCTATAATCGCCATTATTACTCCAAGGTAGTTTGTATTATTTATAAAGAATTATTAAAGTTCATACAAGGCCTTTGCTGGTATATACTCAATTGTTTCTGCATCTGCAATACGAACCTCTGATATAACTGCTTCAATATTTTCTTGCCAATAATTTAAAAAACTATGGACCCGTGGATATTCGGGAACAATGTCACTCGTTTGCCAAACAAACTTTTGTAACACATTGGTATAGTCCGGCATCCAATATAATATGTCAACCGTAACTAAACTTTTTTTTCTTATTATCATAATACATCATCTATTTCTAATAGACCTTCCACTTCTTCTTCACCAGATGTTCTTGCTGGGCTAACTGGATGAGTATGATCAACCTTTCCACCCTCTTTGTCAACATAATGATCTTTGTCGATTTTTTCTTGGAAATCATCAACATAGTGATATGTGGCAACGTCTTGGTGTAATATTCCAGTTGTGCCAACGATGGTTGTGTTAAGTGATGAACTGTAAGACTCTGTTACTGCTCCAGCAACGCTTTGTGTAAGTGTTCCTCCAATAACTTCCCTTACATTACCATCAACTTGAATATTCCAATCACCTTTAATATAGGTGTTACAGTTGGAGTCGATTGTAAGGTTTGCAGTTCCTTTGATATTAACGTAATTAGAGCCTGCAACAACTTCGTAATTGTCTCCAACAACTCTTGTTTGTTTATTTCCATCCGCATCAATTTCATAAAATGTTCCGACAGTATGATATTCATGAATACGCTCAGAACCAGGCGTATCATCATATTCTTTAATATGACCACTCTCTGATTCAAATACATGATTATATGGATACTTTGAACCATATCGTGGACGGCTGTTCTTATTAATATCAGTTGTAAGAGGTTCTTTCCAACTATCGGCAGAATTAGCGAGCCGAATGTCTTGGGTTGTACTATTATCCTTTGCGGTTAATACTCCATGACCAGCGCCTCTTGCTAGACGGTTTGTATCAGACTCACCAAAGGTGTGGCCAGAAGCTCGTCCAAAGACACCATCCTTATCATCTTTACCATTAACAAACCCACCTAATGGATAAGGACCATAGGACTCTTTGCCGTAGTCCGGCCGGACGTTCTCATCTAAATCCCCTTCAATCTCGCCACCAATATCTGTAAACCTATCATTTGGATTAAAAGTTTCATCATAGGGCATAGCATAATCTTTACCGCCCATTAAATTAGTTTGTGTTGAATTTTTGTGTCGAGGATCGTTAAACCCTTTAGTATATGTGCTTTCAAGACCACCAGACGTTTCGGGAATGCCAGGAAGTGTTCCTATAATTACTGGTTGCTGTTTGTCTCTTGAATCTCTAAAGAATCCACAGACCCAACCACCTTCCACAAGAAAAGAGGGAGTATTCCCCATACCATGCATGGCCGGGTCTGTGGTGGGATGCATGACATGAGCCCACGGCAAAGAACTCGTAGGAATTGCTGATAGATCATCGGTATGATATCCTAAACACCGAACTCTAACTCTTCCTAGTTCTAGGGGGTCATTTCTATCTTCAACTACACCAATGAACCAAACAAATCCATCTTGGCCCATATAATTTTTTAATGTGGTCATGAATACTCCTTGTCACACAGGAGTATTTAGTCGGTTATATCAATGCAAATCAGGGTCACGGCCTAGTCGTTTGCCCTCTGGTGCAATACAATCGTACTTTTCAACGGAACAGCCAATATTGCCCAAGTCTACCAAATTAGCCAGAGCATAGTTTGCCTCGTCTTCCGTTAGATTGTCATAAAGACATTCCACGTTAGTTTTTACAACTCTATATTTCTGCATGGGGTTATTTAGGTTTTAAAGTCTCTGAGTGTTGCCTCTGGACCCATAAACTGATCGCCATTGTCCCAATCCACGACCTTCTAGGGTCTTAATATGGGAAAAAGGGTTCATTGTGAGGTTGCCAGCGACCACAATACGGTCTTCACCTATGTGTTTTGGGACGGAATGGTTAACCCAGCCGGGAAACATGACCATGAGTCCTGTCCTTGGAGCCACCCTTTCGATACCTTTGCCGGGATGAATACACCTATCAAAGAGAAGAGGCGCTGACCCATCGGGACAATTAACATAGTAAACAAAACTCCAGAGGTGGGGCCAGTGGTTGTGCATGATGGTGTAATCACCCTCTTTGTAGATTGCTCCCCAACAATCATACGGTATCATGTCGAGTTGGTGCGGATTATTCTCCGCAGCCAACTCCATTGCACGATTGCACACCCACTGAAACCCCTTGCTGCTGTCTTGCATGAACCAATCAGTCATGGAAGCTTTCACATTGGTCTTCTTCTGTTGAGCGTCACCCAACTCTCGTATCTGCCGTTCAAGATTTTCATTCAACGTCATATCCTGATCTTCATGAACAGTCTTGTTTGCAACAAGGCCCAGATCAAGAGTGATGATAGGAAAATTCTCACAGAACTGTTTCGACAAGGGATGCTTGTCAAACATCGTAGTGGGTTTAAGTGTTTTCGCTAATGCTGCCAGGCTCATTTGCTTGCTCCATCGCTCTCTTATATACTTCCGTCTTGATACCAATCACCTTCTCAAGTCGATTGATACGATTGCGAACACTCTTTGGAATGCCACGCATACCACCATTACGAACAGTGTAACTTATACGAATACGCTCCAACTCATTAGTGAGAACCTTCAAGGGGGTCTTGTGAAGTTTTATTTCCTTTGGTGGAGTGTCAAATGGAACAGCCATTTCAGCGTCCGTATCAGGTGAGTTGATTACCGTAGGCAATTCATCCCCCTCCAACATGGCTTCTTTTATGAAATCAACCCTGGCGTTTACCTTATTAGGGTCTTCCCAGTGTACCTCACTATATCCTGTCGCATGAATAGGATTTTCTTCGGGATCATATTCGGTAGCATGATATTCAAGCTTGACTTCCTTATCATCTTCCATGACATACCCGTTCTCAATCATTTTTGCCACTGCTTTCTGGCCCTCTTCGTCTAGTGTTTTAACTTTCATTGATAATATCTCCTAATAGAATAAATTCGTTGTGATCCCGACCTTCGATCTCAATATATACGGTTTCCATGTCCTTCTCCTTGACAGGACGATAGCTCTTGGTCTTCTTGGACCAATACTTAGGAACCTCATCCCACTTGATATCATCGAACTTGTCAGAGTCGATAGTCAGAACTTCACCAGACCTGATGTAACCATACTCATCTTTAAAACTTACTGTTGTACCAATCATTTGTAGTATCCTTTTTCCTCTGGATAGTGCCACCACCCCGTAAGCATGTACTTATCAGCAGTGTGTACAGGGTTTCCACGGTGCTGAAATGTCCAACCGGCCGGAAACATTACTCCCAAACCTTTCCTTGGACGAACTCTTAACTTCTCATACAAGAACTCTGTCTCTCCTTCATCAAGTTCAACATCATTCAGATAGAATGACCATACCAAACATCGGTCCATGTTTTCATGATGACTTACCTCAGCGTGCCAGTTATGAAATCCACCACCAAAGGGCGGTGTGCATTGAACCTTGATATCAGGTGATACCAACTTCTTTGATCCACGATAGCAAAACGGAAACTCCGTATGATATCGGTGCATCATGTCATACTTGTATTTCTGAACTCTGGTGTACAGATCGCTGTGCTGGTCAAAGGACAACCATTTCTGTTTGTCCTTACGAGTCAGCCTGTCCGCCTCCACAGTCTTAACATCTTCAACCGAATCAAACCATGCAATCAATGTTTCACATAGATCATCAGGTAGAGCATTCGCATATTGACGTATGAAGTTACTCACTGGCTTTTCTCAACATTGTAAGACTGCCCTGCTTGAACTTGTGGGGCTCCACTATGTCCATACGATAAACATAACTATATTTACCGTAAGAAAAGTCTGTGATCGAACTAAGGATATCGTTGTTCTTGTTAGGCTTTCCACGAAAATAAGTGAAGTGAAATAGTGCATACTCTTTCACCATGTTCCAATAGTAGTCCACAAAATACTGATATTCCACTGGACCGCCACAGTCGAACCATACCAAATCATAGGGCCCATTCTCTCTTACCCTATCAACAACGGAAGAATCCATCATATCACCCTCAATGAAGTGAACCAACGAGTTTTCTTGAAGCTTACTCCTACGGTCCTCAGCTCTTTCAGCGTCCTCTTCCAATCTCTGGTCATCCACCACCACGAACTTTGGGTCATAGGGTTTATTCAGATATTCCTTGTCACAGTTAGAGTCCCACAGAAGGCCCTTGGTATTGCTCTCCAGTGCTTCCAGAAGAAACGGTGTGGTATAACCCATACCAATTTCCAGAATCTTTTCGGGTCTTGTCAGCTCTGTGAGGCTGCGTAGAAACGGTGCAACCTTCTCTGTGCCATATCCCGGCACATACCAATCAGGATGTTCCATCAAAATCCGCCTGCTCCTTTACTCCATACTTAAATTCAGTCTCAGCTGCAAGGTCCAGCTGATGCATAATGTCCTCTGTGAAATACTTCTCAGGGTTATTGTTGATCGTCTTACCAAACGTCTTGCTCCCATCAGGCAGCTCAATACGAGTGGAAACGCTCTTGAAAATTTCATACTTCAATGCAAGGTCCAACAATCCATAGTAACGATCCAATCCTTTGTCATAGGTCAGTCGAACATCCACCATCTTATTCTCTTTGGTCAGCCTACTCTTGTGGTTCTTGCAGTGAACGATATTACCGATAACTTCCGTACCGTCCTTCTCTTTCTTCTTGCTCAGATAAACAATAGAGGATGCGGCGTATTTAAGTCCAGAGCCACCACCCATCTCTTTCTGTGGAAACATACTCCCCACCACATCATAGGTATGGTTCGTGACCACCATCGGAACCTTCGCTCGCCCTAACTTCAATGTCAGCACTCTAAACGCTGCTTTCAGCACTTGCGCTCGTGTCATATCCCGTGTCTCTTTACCGTCAGCGGTATCCTCGACTTCCTTGGTGGTACTCAGCATACCCAAAGAATCAAGACAGAGCATCATCGGCTGCCTATCCGCTTCATCCTGTGCAAGATAATCGTCAAGTACTCGAATCGCCTGTGTGCGAAACTCCTGTACGGTTGTGACGGGCATCATCACCATTCTCTTCGGATCAATACCACGATCAATCACCATCTGCCGAGTAATCGCACTTTCACTCTCGAAAAAGATGACGCCTGCATTCGGATTTTTGTCAAGAAAACTCTTAACCATACCCATAAGAAAGAACGTCTTCCCAGTTGCACTCTCACCAGCCAGTGCGGTGATCTTATTGCCTGCGAGTCCACCATGTATGGAACCACTCAATAGTGCGTTGAACACATACGAACCAGTATCGATAAACGAATGAACATCGCCGGCCTCTACACCATCATCGACAATGCCTCCGTACTCGTTCATCTTCGCAACTCTCTTTAAAAAATCATTCACTATTCGTTCTCCTTATAAAACCTTTGTAGTATATTATGTATCAGTGTAACAGAAAACCCCAGTTAAGTCAAGGCACTTTGCTCAGTTTTTGGGGGTGGCGGCTATCGAAATAAAAGATAGAGAATACCGCCCAGTATGATTATGTCTGCACAGATACTCCACACGATATATGCACGAAACAACCACTTGGTAATCACCTTAGAATACTCACTCATCATATCGACTCTCCTTGCGTTAGAAATTAGTTAGGAACCCTATATTGCATTTATAGTTTAGGTATGGCGTCCCAGTTTAGAGGGCCCCCTTTCCAGAGAGCTCTCAGCTGAGCTCAGAATTTTATACAGGAAGAGAGGGGACTCGAACCCCTCTGACGATACTGACCTATCGCTGCTCGTTGTGTCAGATTAGAGCACCCGCCGGATCGGGTCTTCCATAAATCGTGAAGGAAGGGAGAGGAATCGAACCTCTCTTAGTTCACCCCATGTACGCTACATCCACTAGATGATATCGCAGTGATGGGCGGCCCAGTGCCTTCCAGAATAAAAGAGAGAGTATCAGGCCACTTAGCAATTCAGCAGTTTACGAAAGCCCATTCGGGATACTCTCCAAGTTTAACTCTCCATTCGTTTCATAACTCTTGCTCTGTGTCTACCAAATTTCCATGCCATCAGCTTCTGTGCGTTAACAGGGGAAACTCTCCACATCACTTTCATGAACTTAGACCACATCAAATCAACTCCAATGCTCTCTTGTACAACAACATCGCACCATCATTCGTATCGAACCCATAGTCGGCAGCCTCATCCATGCTGCTACTCCCATATATGGCATCTGCAACACCACATGTCTTCAGAGTGTATGCGATACCAGTGGCAGTCTTGGCCCAACCTTTGAGGTTATCACCAGCAAACATCTTAATACCACCGTTATGGGCGTCTATGAAGTCAATCATTTCAAAATCCTCTGAGAGACTAGCAGTGTCATATGACCTAACGGGCGTATCCCGTTCCAGAAGTCTCTCTTCATTATCTTTATTATCGCATATCCTAGAAGGTTTGTCAAGGCATTATTTTCCAAATAACTCAGCATATTCCTTATCATGCATCCTCTACCCTAGTCCGTAGACTCCAGAAGAGGACGCCCCTGTATCACACTCCGATCCCATAGTTTTCAATTCATACAGGGTGAACCTACTCACGGTTTATCTGGGATTTACATTATCATCACATCAGGCGTGTTCCTCACTATATCTAATAGTACCATATGACAGAAGGAATGTCAACAGCTAATCTCAATTATTATAGGGGCCGACCAATGGTAACTCCACGAGTCCCTAACAGATAAAGACCTATAAAACCAGTAACAAAAATCGTAATCAACATTAGACTTACTCCTATGTCTTATTAACCATCCTACAAGCTAATTATACCAAGCTGTCAAGGGTTTGTCAAGTACTTTCTGGCGATTTTCTGAATTAATTTGTGTGTGTGGGGAATTTGTGACGGGAGTCTGTGGATTTTAACTACATCAGCCTCATGTTTTTTTATACCTTTTTAATGATTAGTATATTTTACTACATTTCACCGTATAATGAGTAAATCTTTCCGCAT